TTTGGTTTTCAGGAATTTTCAACCGACCCCATGATTGGTGTCAGTTTTCCACCAACCCTGTTACCGGAAACATGCCGTGCCACAATTGCAAACCGTGTAAAATCATGGCTTACCCTCCTCGAGGGGACATGATTGACCATTACCTTGCTCGCGTGGCAGTACCCCAAGTGCGAAAGGAGCTGAATTCTATTGGCATATCACCTGATACAATTGCGGAACACACCCTTGGATTGTGGAAAAGGAAGTATGAGAATGCACAAGGACTCGCAGGACTTACAGCCCAACGGATATATGAACATCAACCTGCAGTAGCGAAGCACCAGAATTATGCACAAGCCATTTTTGGCAAATGTGAAATTCTATCGCGTGCTTCCGCAGGATGGACAGCCCAGACCTACCCAGAAGCTTTCAATATCATAGCTAATTTCTGCCATTTTAATTGTGACTTCTGCAGCACGCACCGGAACAGTATCGCTGTTGACTTTAGCGCAACAGAGGAAGGTCGTGCATCGTGCATTCGTGGAGCCAATGAGATCCTGGCCCTGGCACGTCCCTACGCACAGAAAGTTTATGATCCACAACCCCATGTGGCAAAACACACATCGTTTGCCCAAGGGTACGTGGATTTGAAGACTGAATGCGAGATTGGTAGTGTGAGATATGCCCAGAGAGATAGAGTAAGAATAGAACAAACCACTCAGGTTTTGCTCAACAACTCAGTCTGGATCAATGCTGTTGATACTCAGGGTCGTGCGTGCCGTAGCAATGGTACATTTATTGTAGGACGCACCCTCATAACTACTGCCCACACTGTTCTGAACCCACCATCCTCAGAACCATTCCAGAGCATTATTTTGCGTAACCCGTATTCAACGCAGGCTGCAATAACAGTGCCATACTCCGATTGCCAGATAACCCAACTGAAGCAATTGGACGGAACGCTTGTGGATTTGGCTTTCATTAGCCTGCCACCGGTTGTTCCCAGCAGACCCCGTATTCTGTCGAAGTTTTTGGCTGCCACAGATATAGGGTATCTGGACGAAGGATCAATGGTGTTTTCTGGATTCCATGAATCCAATGGACGTACTATTGTCCAGGAAAAACATCCTGCTTCCTTCGTAGTCTCCACCAAAGCGACCGAATACTTGCTTCATGCTCCAGGAACGTGTCCAAAGGCTGACCCGTGCATTTGTCCAATTCATATTGGCAATCATGTGGAATATGACCTTGAAACACTTCCTGGAATGTGTGGTGGGTTGCTCTCAGTTCAAAATAAGATGGTGCATTCCAAGCTTATAGGATTCCACGTTGCTGGAGGTGTTGGTTGCGATGCATTGGGAGTGCTTGTTACACGGGAGCTTCTAGAACAAAACCTAGATGCTCATGTAGCAGCACACAATGTGAGTCGCCAGTACCTGATCGACGGAAGAATTCCCTACTCTCAGAACTGGGTGGACCCTCGAGTGCAAGCTGAGTTGCTCGACGTTGGAGACTGTCTGTCAATTGGAGTTGCAAAATCACCAGCAGCACCAGTGCAGACAACTCTTACCCCTTCTCTTATCCACGACAAGGTGCAGAAACATACAACAATACCTGCATTCCTTAAACCCACTACCATCGGTGGTGTAGTTGTGGACCCCATGATCAAGGGTATAAAGAAAGTCATGGGAGGGCAAGTTTATATAGATAAAAACTTGCTCAATGCAGCTGCCAATGATGTCTTCAATGGACTAGGTGGCCCCGACGGTGGAATTGGTAAGATTCATTCCTACAAAGAATCCATTGTCGGAGTTGAAGGGGATCCTTATAAGAGACCTGTCAACAGAACTACCTCCCCGGGTTATCCTTGGAATTTAGATAATACGTCCAAGGGGAAGACAGCCTGGTTGGGAGATGAAGAGGAGTATATCATTGATAATAAAGAACTTTTAGCATCAGTGGTGAAACTCATAGAGGATGCGCGCGACGGAGTCCGTGGAGATGCACTTTCAATTGCAACTCTCAAGGATGAGAAGCGGCCCATCGCTAAAGTCATGGAAGGAAAAACCAGAGTGTTTGAGGCTTGTCCCCAACAACTGGTCCTTGCTATGAGGCAATACTTCATGGACTTTTCTGCTCACATAATGAGGAAGCGTATCGACAACGGTATATGTGTTGGTATCAATCCCTATTCCCTGGAGTGGACGAAACTTGCCAATCACTTGCTTGCTAAGGGTGATGCCATGATAGCTGGAGATTTCTCCAACTTCGATGGTTCCCTTACTATGCAGGTGCTAGTCAAGATTGTTGAGAAGATCAATGAATGGTACAACGATGGAGAAGAGAATGCTCTTATTCGAGCTTCTCTCTGGGAACACATCTGCAACGCAGATGTGTTAGTGAGAGGCGAAGTGATAAGACAAACTCATTCCCAGCCATCTGGGAATTCCCTCACTGTTATCATTAACAGTCTTTTCAACGCCATCATCATGCGAGTTGCGTATTTGCGACTAAAGCAGAAGAATGGTATGGCCCCGATTTGTGATTATCGCAAATATGTGGCTGAAGCCATCTATGGTGATGATGATGTGAAGAGTGTAGCTCTTCCCATCAGGTCATGGTTCAACCAACTAACCTTGACCGATGCTCTTGCCGAAATCGGCCTCACTTATACTGATGAGGCCAAAACTGGTAAGATCCTCCCCTTCAAATCCCTGAAGGACACTCGTTTCCTCAAGCGTGGCTGGGAGCTGCAATTGGACGGAACCTACATGGCCCCGATGGAGATATCTAATGTACTTGAAATCTCTAATTGGGTTCGTGGCAAGGCCGTCCGCAGCGCCACAATTGAGAATTGCGGATGTTCCCTCATGGAATTGGCCCTCCATCCTCAGGATGTATACGAGTACTGGGGTGCTCGTATAAGAGATGAGTGTGCGAAAGTGGGAATCACTTTCCACGTACCCACTTGGTGGGAGCAGCGCGAGGAGTACCTGTACAACCGCGATGCTTACGCCAAGGTGGAGTATGTTCCTCTCTGGTAATCCCAACTGATAATGTGATCTTGCAACTTAGCCAAACGGAATAACTACTTTGTACTGCTATTATCTTTATATAGAGTGTTGCTGTGCTCTGGTGATACAGCTTCCGACTTCAGGGAGAACAGTCATCTACCCCTGTCGTATTACATGACTGCTGAAACTACAAATAACATATCATACGATCACGATCAAAATACGACTGTCGACTCTACTCGTGGTAATCTCTTGACTGACGTACAGATGTCTGCGCTTGAGACGCCTATGCCCTCAACGACTACTGCACTCGCACTCAATGACACTACCCGACATGAGATAAAGACTATACTCGAACGACCTGTGAATCTTGGAACATTCGACTGGACCACAAACGATCCTCATATCCAAATTCACTTGAAACCATCCGACTACGCGACTGACAAAGCTGACTACGTTAAGAAATTTGACTTCCCCCAAGCAATCTTTAAAGAATCTCCTATAGTTGTTGACAAATTGAAGAACTACCAGTATCTCAAGGCTGATATCGAGATTGAGGTTAAGATCAATGCTCAACCCTTTTTACAAGGGGCTCTGATGCTCGTATACAACCCATATTACGATAACACTCTTGATTTCCGGAGGAAAGGCACACATTTCTTGGCCTCTCAGACATCTTGTCCCTACAAGATAGTTTCAGTAGAGGAAGGAAATAGCTTGAAAATTACTTGTCCCTATGCGAACATCTATGACCTTTTCGACCTTGGCAATTCCAACAATCAATTCGGAACTGTTTTCCTCTACGTCTTCTCTCCCCTGAAGGGCCCCGAGTCCAACGAAAGTGCAAAATTCACTGTTTTTGCTCGTTTCGTTAATCCTGAATTTTATGTGCCTACGAGCAATGACACTATGTCGGAGTATCGTGATGCACATGAAATTAACCGTCTTGAACAAAGAGGGTACAGGATTGGAGGCACTCCCTATGCTCAGTCTTTGGTTACTCCTTCAGCGTCGAAAGATACTGGAGAAGTCACTACAACTGGCCCAGTTTCGTATGCAGCTGGGGTTGTGGCTACTGTCGCGGATGTACTCTCTGGAGTACCCGTGGTAGGTTCAGTCGCTTCCACAGTTGCATGGGTTTCTCGTGCAGCACAGGGCGTGGCCTCCGTTTTCGGATGGTCTAAACCGACCTCTATAGTTCCACAGACCAAAAGCGTGCTGAAGCCTCTTACGACTCTCGTGCATACTGAAGGTAACGATGATTCCACTACCCTTGCTCTCTTGCAGGATAATGGAATTGATGGTTCCTCTTTTATTCCCGAGACTCACGATGAGATGGCTCTCAGTTATGTCTTTGGCCGACCGAACTATTTCCACAAACAGACAGCGGACCACACACTTTTCTCTGACCGTAAGCTGATTACAGCGTGGGAAGTGTCGCCTTTTTCAACCTACCAGTATGGTTTAGAAGAAGATCCAAACACACTCTTCCTTGGAAGTTTTGCGTATGCATCTATGTTCGGTACTCTCTGGCGTGGCACCATCAATTACGATGTCATGACAGTGAAGACCCCATACCATCAGGGACGTTTTGCAGTAGTGTTTCTACCAGAAACAAAACTGTATCAAGTTCCTGAGAAGCTTGGTGAGCTCTTGAATACAAACTACAACGTGGTTTGTAATTTGAAAGATCGCCAAGATGAAATGGGCCGCACGACCTTCCGTATATCAGTTCCCTTCATTTCCAATACCCCATGGAGGGAAACTTACAAGAGAACACCCAGTAATTTACCATGGGCTAGTACTTTGGAAACATCTACTGGGTGCTGTGCTATCTATTCCCTTGTCGACCTCTCCTATCCCCCTACTGTATCTGACGAAGTGTCTTTCTACATAGCCCACAGTGGTGGTGAGGACTATCAGATTGCCAGGCCAGTGCTGAATCTTTCGCCTGGATATGCATCACTGCGATATGCGCAGAGCGATGTGGGTCCGGTGTTCATTCCTGCTGACGAGAATCTCTTAGTTCCCTCATCTTCCTCGAAGGATGTGACAGCTCAAACTACTGGTGAGTATTTCCAATCTTTGCGAGCCCTGATGAAACGATTCAATCCACTTTGCTATATAAAGCAAGTGGACGAATATATTGGATTCAGAACTCGACATATGATGGAAGATAGCACAACGGGTAGGAGAGTTGCGAGCCATGCCCAGTTTACCAATTATGTTTATCCAACATCTTGGTACATGGTCTCATTCCTTTACAGGTTTTACAGTGGTTCCTCTATGATGAAATTGCTTCCGAGTGCACCAGGTGCGATGGGATCTGCCTATCTCAAGTTTGCTGAAGGTAAGGAGTGTGTTACTGTTCTGTCAGAACAAGACTCCATTGGCCAACCGGTCTTTAGTCAGCTACAGCAAGTTTCAAACGCATTTGAGGTACGCACTCCATACTATCGTGGTATAAGATGTGATGTTGTGAGTTCAGCCCAAATTCCTGTTCTCAATGATGCGCGCACTTGTGTACGCATGAAGGACGGGACGGGATATGGATCTTCAACATCCAACACACAGATATTCGAAGCTGCAGGAGATGATTTTACATTCTTCTTCCTGATCGGTCCGCCACCCATGATGGACATTAAGAATATCACTGATACCACTACGTTCCCTGCTGGAAAAGAGATAAAGATGGATATGAGTTCCATTACTACGCTCGAGGACCCGCAAGGAGAAATGACTTTGGAGGCTTACCCAGTGAAGATGACACCTGAGCTGCCACTAAAACCAGGCACCAATTACCCCATCCGTGCTTCCGAGGACTTAGTCTCGGGTGCCTACCCGGTACATAAGAACGGTGGGTTAATTGAATTTGTCCCTGCTGAATCGTGTATGATTTCACACGGAGACAATGGCCATTACCTCATCATTCCTTATGGGAGTGGAACTGTCAATAACATCGAGACAGAAAACGCTCTCAGAGGCCTGCCTGTGCACAAAATCATTGCACAGGTCTAACAACTTCCCATAAACCTGCTCAATGCCTGCCTAGCGATGGCGAGAGGTCGCGGTAGAAGGTGGTCCCCAAGGCTAACACTCCTTGGTCCGAATTCTGACATATTGTTGTCGAACACCTCCTACCGGGGGGTGATTAAGCAACGATTCGAATGACGAATTTGGTTCAGCCTTCTATGAAATTATGCAATAGTTTGGTCAAATTCAAGGTTCCCGGTGCAAATGACGGGCGCATTTTCCTATGAAGATTATGCACTCATTTTCCGAAAAAA